ATTGCCGAACGTAGGGCTAAAGAAAAGCAAGAGGCCATCGAATTAGCGACGGTTGTGTTCTTTTTGATGGTCGCAATGGGTGCGATTTTGTGGTTCTTAATTGAGGTGATGTGATGCTATCTCTAGTCTCTACAGTTGTTTCCTTTTTAATGGGCGGTTTGCCTAATATTTTGAATTTCTTCCAAGATCGTGCCGACAAAAAACACGAACTTGAAATGGCGCAATTGCAAATTCAGCGCGAGTTAGAACTAAAGAAAGCAGGACTTGAGATTGAGGAACGCATTGCCCACATCCAAACCGAACAAATTCAAATTAACGCTGATGTAACTAATGCACAAACTGCTGTGCAGGAACGACAGGCTTTATACAACCATGACATCGAAACCGCGCGCGGTGCTAGTCAATGGGTTGTTAATGCGCGCGCAATGGTGCGACCGGGCATCACTTATGGCATGTTTTTATTGCTTGTTTTTGTGGACGCGTTTGGTTTTTATTATGCTTGGAAAACAGGCGTAGCGTTTGACATCGCTTTAGACCAGTTATGGGATGATGATTCTCAGATTGTGTTTGCATCCATCATTTCATTCTATTTTGGCGGTCAGGCTTTCAAAAAGTGAAAGTTAGTCAACGTGCGCTTGACGCAATCAAGCACCACGAAGGCGTAAGAACTAAGCCCTACCAGGACGCAATTGGTTTGTGGACGGTGGGTGTTGGGCATTTAATCGGTGACGGTAAAACGCTGCCTGACGCTTGGAATCGTGTTTTAACAATGAAAGAAGTAGATGAAATACTTAGCGCCGATCTTGATCGCTTTGAGCGCGGTGTGGCTCGAATGTGCCCTACTGGCCTTACTCAAGGGCGGTTTGACGCATTGGTTAACATTAGCTTCAATTTTGGGCTAGGCACGCTTCAACGCTCCAGCATCCGTATGCGGCACAATCGCGGCGATTTTGAGGGCGCGGCAAACGCATTTTTGCTATACACAAAGGCTGGCGGCAAAGTGCTTAAAGGGCTGGTTACGCGTCGTAATACCGAGCGCGCCCTATATTTGTCATAATCTGCTACACTTTAACCGTCCGTCTCCCCTTGCGGACTTCTTCCTCTGAGCTTTTAGCCCCGCTGGTCGGGGCTATTTTTTTTGAGTTGCGCGATCTTGCGGTCAAGATACCAACGTGCTTTTTCAAGGTCTTGTAGCGGATTGCCTTTGTGCTTATAGCGCGCTAAATATTTCAGCGTAGTCCAAATGTGCGGATCGTCAGCCGCCCAATCCTCAAGCACGTCAATCACTTCAAACCGCCCCATCGTGTAATGTGGTGGCTTGTTTACCATGTCGTGTTTATTTGACACGTTTAGTCACTCCACGCCAATATTCGTCGGGGGCGCAACGCGTGCCTAGCACCTTTGTTTCTTTTGCTGCTTCTGCTGGCGTTTCTGCACCGCTATACCAAAACCCATCCTTAAACTTACGAAACCACTGGCTCTCATAGTCCACCTTACCCACTTGTATTTGGTAGACACCGTTGCGTACTGGATGCTGCGCGTAGTGAAACCAATCGCTATACATTGTTGCCCCTTTTGTATTTTGCTTCCATCTCTCGGATGTCCATCGCGGCATCGGCTACGCCGTGCCAATCTTCTTGTTCAATCTTGACCTGCATATATTCAATCAATACGCGCTTTTGACGCATGTATTGGTTGTGCCTAAACGTATCAAATTCCTCTGTAGACATTTTTTGGCCTTTTGCGTCGAGTTTGTTCTATTATTTTTTTACATTCAATACACCATGAATTTAACGCGCCTGTAGGTAACTTAGCAAACTCATGTGCTTTTTTGGGTTTGCGGCAGTTAGAACACACCTTTTCATCTGCGCGCCGTTCCGGTTCTCCCAATTCGCGTATGCGTCGCGGGCTTTCTTGCCAGCGAATCGGCAAATCAAGTGCAGACGTGTAGAACACTACCCACCACGGATAGCCGCGATCTTGGAACGGTTTAGATTTGTCTTTATCCACCGTTTTTCTCACGTTCTTTTAACATTGCATCTGCCATTTTGTAGGCGCGCAATGCGTAAGTATCGTATTCACGAACATTCATTTCCGTTGCGGCTTCGCCTTGCATCATTTTTGCCGCAAAATAGTCGCGTAACGTCATATGAAATACGCTATTTTTAGGCGTTATTTCATTTAGCGATTGCATAAAAGTTAAGTATTCTTCAGCAGATAATTTGTCGGTACTCATAATTTTCCTTTTTCTCCAAAACCGCGCAATCACTTTGCTACGCGCATCATCGGTTTACCTTGTTGTGCAAGGTACTGGTTCCACGTCTTACGCACATCGGTTTCTGCTGCCTTTGTTGGCACCCAACCGCCGCGTTGCTCAATGTAATACTTTTTGCGGCTGCGTAGATACTGGCGAGCATCTTCCATTCTGCGCGCTTGTTCAGCGTTGTATACGATGGGGATGTGGCGGTAATTCATTACATCCACATAGTCATTGTTTGGATCAATGTAATTAAACCGCATCAAAATGTGTTCAACGTGCATTTTCAATTTAGCTAGGCTCATGGTTTTCTCACTTAAATTTAGGAACGCAAGTAATGTCAATTACGACAGGAATAAATTGCTCTCCCACCTTGCGTTTAGCATTGACCACCACAGCACGCATACCAGCAGATTCACATTCATTGGTCGCTGTGATGATCTCTGACCGGCTCATCGTGTAAGACTGCTTGTCCACGATCAGTTCGGTTTCGGGTGTCATACTTTTGCATCCAGTTGCAAGTAAAGCACAAAGCATCATAACGCGTTTCATAATTAAAAATCCTTGTAGTCTTTTTTGCGCTGCGAAAAAGTGATGAGGCTTAGACTTGCGATTAAGATCAAGCATGACCATGCGACCACGCCGCTTAATGCAAAAAACATGATTGCTACATAGATAAATGTGTCAGACATTTTTTCTACCCCTTTTTGGTTTAATCACTGGTTGTAAATCTTCAACGGTTGCCCACGGCAAGTCATCCTTCATGCCATCAAACACGCTTGCCCCAAACTCTTTTTTGAATTCATCAACCACCTTGTCACCCAACATTTCCTTTGCAGCGCAATCGGTGATTTCCTGACTGCTATACGCTGGCTGCGTAAACTCTTTACCTGTCAGTTTGTTTTTATAAGTGAGCAGGTTGTTGGATGACGCGTCCATCAATTCAGCAAAGCGACCTAGCAGTTGCGGGATGTGTCTGTGCTGTTCACAGGCTTTACGCTGTGCCCCAACATCCAAGTCAATATTTCGCTCGGCGCACGACCATCGAGCGTTCCCATCCATCTCCGCAGTCGAATGGCAGCAGGTTCGGCAATTGACCGCTGGCGCTTCAGTGCCGTGACATTGCTCCTTGAAATCGCAGAACTTACACACAAACGCGTCCGCAGTATCCCCGATTGGGATTGCGGGTTCTGTCGCAGATACGATACGCGCGGCGCGGGCAAGAAATTTATTCGCTGCGGCTTTGTCATAGTTAATTCTTTCCACATAAATATCGTCATTGTCTTTATTGACCACGATGTACGCAGCGCGGCTTAACTCAAACTGGTGCATGTAAACCTGCATCTGCGCCCAGTGCTGCGGTTTGGACTTTTCCACACCATTTTTTTGCAACGCGGCAAATGATTTGGCATTGGATGTTTTGAACTCCAGCACATGCCATGTTTCGGGCGCTTCGGGCAATCCAACGCCCGCGCCGTCCATGCTGCCGCCAAAATGCCCACCAATCGCGCTAAAACGGTGCTGGTTGCCATCTTCGTCCTTGTCTGATACTTCTACCCCAATGGCACGCAAATCAGCGACTATGCGCGATTCCTGTTGATTGCCGGTATCAAACAAACGCAGCATCCGACCGTCAAAATTGCGTTCTTTAGCCCAACGAAACGACAGCCACAAGTAGCGGTCGCAATCGTAACCGATCAGGCTGGCCCCCAAATGGGGCCGCCCGCCCCGCTCGGCGTTTTTCTCATACTGACGAAAAATGGCCTCGCGGGTTGAGTGTTGTGATGCGGGCAGCGTAGCCATTACTTTTTAGCCCACGGCGCGGCTTTTTTGGTCGCAACTTGCTGAACAGCGGCTTGCACCTTTGCCACGCCCACCGCATCGCCTTCGGCTGCATACCCCTTGATGCGATTGGTCATATCGCCAGTTTGGGTATTCTTTTCTTGACCCACGTCAATCAGAAGCGGAATGTCGTGCAGTTCCTCTGATTCCTCGACTTGTTCTAGCCCCAAACAATGGCAGATTGCCGACAACTCACGCTGTGCAATTTCTTCTGCCGTTTTATTTGGGTTAGACAAGTTTAGACGCGCCCACACCTTACGACCGATGTGGGTAGGGCCGAGAATGTCAAACGTCAACTGTAGATATTGCCCTGTGCCCGCCTTTGTTGTTTTCATTTCTGAATCAACAATCATCGCTGAGTAGCGACCTACAGGAATTGCATCAAATGATTTGGTTTCTTGTGGTTCGATTGCTGCGGCGTTAAAGTTTAATGTTGCCATTTTTGTTTCCTTTTCGGTTGGTTGGTAGTTTTACTTCTTGCTGCCAGTCGCTATGCCTTCAATAAACGCATCCCACGATAGCGCCAGCGTGTCATGTAAGGCATAACGATTTTTTGCTAGATATGCAGGTTTCTCTGCGGTATACATCACACGCTCGCCAGTGCTAATGCCGCGAGATACTTTTGCATTGAAACCCACATCAGATTGCTTAACGATAGTTTTGTAATTTGCGAAGAACACGCAATCACACCACTCTTGCACCAACGCGCTTGAGCGCGCTTGGAGTTTTGGTTGGTAGCGGTCATATGGCTCAACTTCGGGTGAATCAAAACGCTTGATCTCGCAGTGTGCAAGCAGGATGGTAGCCATCCCCTGTGCGCGCAATACGTTTAGCATGTCGAGAATCTCGCGCCACTTGTCCGATGCAATGACCGCGCCCTTGCCGTAGGCTAGATCTTTTGCATCGTATTCACTGTTAATTTGTTCCCAAATCAGATTGTCTAACCAGTCAAGGCTATCAATTACAACGGTCGAGAAATCGTGTTTGCCTGTGAGCGCTTGAAGCGCCTCATGTACATCAATGACTGATTTCGCCAGTGGGAAATGGTCGACTTCCAATTGCCCCAAACCATCCTCTGTTTGCACAAAGATTGGTGATGGCGCGCCTGCGGCAAATGTGGTCTTACCGATGCCGTGTGGTGCGTACAACATTACGCGCGGTGGCAGTAGGTCGGTGTTCTTTTTGATTGCTTGTAAATTGATAGCCATGTGTTTCCCCTCTAGGTAGTTAGTTCGATGATTGTGAGTGAGACTAAAACTACGACTGCAAAAATTACAACTAAACGGTCAGCGTTCATTCAAAACCCTCTCATAAAAATTGATTTTTATTATTAGGTCGACAATCACTTCTGAACAATAAAGTTCAAACAAACCTGTGTTATGCGGTTTTTGATCTTGCGGAAATTGAGCAATCATTTTTGATATTCGTTTTTGTGTAGTTTGTGCTGCTCTTAATGCTTTTTTGTAATTCTTAATTTTTGTTTTAATCTTGCGAACATTCATTGTTTGATCTTCCGCATTTGTTTTTCTAAATGCAAGACATTCGCTTGCGCGGTGATTGCTTTGAACGCAGCGATTTGACCGTCAATGCTTTTGTAGCCATCAACGTTGGTAAGACGGTCGATTTCTATTTCTGCTGCGACTAACGCGTCGAGTGCGCGCTGTGCGTCATCCAGTTGTTCCTGTAACGCATCCAGCATTGCTTTGCGTTGAGCACGCTGAATCTCATGCTGAATTTCGGCGTTGATTAATTGGTTGAATTCATCAATTGTCATGGTCGGTTCCTTGTTAGGTCGGTTGTTTAAAAAAACAGTTGCAGTGCTGCTGGAACCCAATATACTGCAACTTTTCTTTCCGTGCAACTTTTTTTGCTTTTGGGGTACAACATAGTGAAAACATCAGACGCAGTGCAACATTTCGGTGGGCGTAGGCAGTTAGCGGAAGTTTTGGGGATTACCCGACAAGCGGTCGAGAAATGGGGGGTATATGTCGCAGAGGGCGCGGCGTACAAACTACAGCACTTGACAGGCGGCAGATTGCGGGTGATTGAAGCCGCTTACCAAAAGAAACGGCGCAAGTAAATGTGCCCGATCTACGAAACCGAAAAAGACCTACAACGCGAGCAAAGTATCGCCGAGCGCGTCGCTGCGGCATGGGGCGGCGAAATGGTAAAACTGATACCGCGTTACTCTATTGACTACATTTTCATTCACGAAGGCGAAGCAGCAGCGTGGGTTGAAATTAAAAGCCGCACGGTAGCAAGCACCACTTATCCCACTTATTACGCCAGTTTGCACACCGTCATGTTTGGTAAGCAAATGGCGGCAGAGACAGGCTTGCCGTTCTTCTTAATGGTTTCGTGGTCAGACACCATAAAATTTTTGGAAATAACCAAGCGTTATCCAATCAAATATGCAGGAAGAACAGATCGGGGCGATGCGTTTGATAAGAACCCCGCGTACATCATTCCAATTGATGAATTTCAAGGGCTAGAAAATGAAAACAATGGGTAGGGGCAATGAAT